GGTCATCATAGGTTCTACACTTGTGCCTTCGTCACACCACTCGACCATGGCCTTCACTTGCTCAAGGGTAGACTCACATGATACACTATCTCCCTCGTCATTGCAACCCAATACTAAGCCCATACCTGCCAATGGCTGTGGGTAAGAGGCAAACTTAAAGTACCTCTGGTTCTCTACATATAGTCCTTCGTCATCAACAAAGATACTATCTGTTGTGTCTGGCATATAGACTGTTGTAAATAAGTCACACTGCAAAAACTTTTTAATGTCTTTCCAGTCACCAGAATAATCTACTTGCACAATCTCTTGTGCAAACGGGTCAATTAGTATTGCTTGCATAATTTTCTCTCGTCTTTCTATAAAATCCATCTACAAATTCTACTTTAAAATCCCACTCAATCTCATCAGGCGTATAGCCCATATCAATCAGTGCCTCAAAGATTATATCCGAAATAGTTTCTTTGTCTGTTTCAGATACAAAGTCATATATGTCGGCCTTCTGCCATTCAGTCATTACTTTTCTCCTTTGAAAAATTCATGTGCATCATAAGCTAGTTGGTCAATCTCTTTCCACAAATCACCTGCATCCCAGTATTCATACAGGTCGCAAGCGTTGGCTTCAAGAAATTCGTCTTGACATCTATCATCCATGTCATGCCAGTTGTCAGGCAAGGGGCGTACAAGATAGTGTCCACTTGCCCATTGGTATGTTTCAAAAGGTATTCCGTTACTCATTGTCTTCATCCTCGCTTGTAACAAGTGCTTCCAGTATATGAAACAGGTCGTATCCTGTCAGCATTACCTGTTGCATGTCTGTAGCATCGCTGTCTTGGTAGTTGTCAATAATTTCCATCACATCTACTGCCAGTAGGTCGTTCAGAAAATCTATTGCTTCACTTCGATACATGTCTTACTCCTCTGCGTCTGTATCTTGTTTATACTTCGGTTTGAATTGCATTGTCAAGCGTAAATATATCTTGCCTTCTGTCCACTCATCCCAGTTGTAGTCAAACTTACTGCCACAATACTTGGTAAGCAGGCGGTAAAAGTCCTCGGCAAATTCATCAGGCATTTTCTAGTTCCTTCTCAATCGCTAGTGATACAGTCACCACATACACATGACCATCGTCATACACAGCATCAATGTCTGCATACTCTGCGTAAGGGCAGTTACTCAACCACTCTCTAACTTTTAGTTCTAGTTCTTCAGGCATATTCTTCCTCGCACTCCTTCAGGTCTTGGTATAGTTTTTCCATGTTGAAATGTTCTACTATATGGTATGGGAATTTGTCAAGATATATTTCTTCGCTTGGCAGTTCGTCACCATAGTCATATAGTTCGTAGCACTCGTCATCCAAACCTGTGTCCTTCGTGTACTGTGCACAGCCTACAAACCCTACACCTTCTTCCATATAGTACAGGTCAAACTCAAAGTCAAACCTATCTGCACCATGTAAGAATGCGGCAATAGGTGGCGACCATGCAGTCTCAAAGTCTATACACAGTTCCCATACATCTTCTACTGTAGGTGAGGGCGACAGTTCGGCATAGATTATCTCGCCAGTGTCCCACTTCGTACCCCAGTTATTTACACACCAGTCCCAGTCCCATTCGTAGTTCGTGTCCTTGGTGTATGGGTGTAGTAGTTCTAATAGCTTGCCTTCTTCAGCCGCCGCTAGTAGTCTTTTTAGATTTGCGTAATCCGTTGAGCGGATTATCACTTCGTTTCTGCACCAGTTTGGCATGGTCGTTCTCCTTTGTCTGCGTTGGCTCTGCCAACTGCCAGTTAAGTTCAGGGTATAGCTGGCGTAGCCTAGCTACATCAGCCTTTATGTCTTCAGGCTTTCGTATCACCATACTCGCCCCACTTCAAGGCCTGTCGTGCTTTGTCCTGCGCCTTTACATAATCTTTGTATAGCATAGGGTATTCCTCTGACATAGCTACAGTCGTACATTTGTGGCTTGCCAATAGCAGGTCAGCCAATGCGTCATAGTCTATCTGTACAATCTTAGTCGTCATCTTCTACTTCCTTTACTTCTGCTTCAATTTCTAGTTCATGTACATCGGTTTGGTTGCAGTCTTCCACGCATATGCCACCGCCTACATGCACACCCAGCAACCAGAATTGTGTGCCTTCAATATACCTGATTACTTCTGCCTCTATATTGTCCCTGATTATATCAATAAAATTCTCTGCGTCAAATGCCTCGCCTTCCAGACTGCATTCAAGGTCTGCCAAATGTATATCAAATGATATATCCACAATAGCAGAGGCAGTGCCTTTGACTGTTCCATCTACAATTTCAAAGTTTTTCATCATGTCTAATACCCCAATAGTTCTGTTTGTAATTTCTTGTCCATATCTTTTCGTATGTCATCAGCCAAGTCAAGAAACTCTTGTGCGTTTATGGCAAATGCAATATCTTCTTTGTTAGCCAAACGATTACAAGCATTTCGCATGGCTTCTTCTTCAGAAGAATACTTGCCGATAATCTGATACATAGCACCGCCATGCTCAAAGGCATACCATGTGGTTGCTAGTATTTCGTGCATCATGTCTTCTTTTTGGATTGCAATTTCAAATGCGTCACTCATTTTATACCCCTTTAGTTTGTAATAAATGTATATGATAGTTCTGCCTCATTGTCAAGGCAAGGAATAATCTTTACGACTACCTCGCCATCGTTAATGACGCAATGGTCTGCCAAGTTTTCTGCACCTGCTTTCGTGTAGGCATAGCCCAACACCTTGCCTGTTGCACCTGATACTACCTTAAATTCTGCAAACATTTTCTGCCTCTTTCGTTAGTGTCCTATCAATACCAAACTATTTGCCGCATGTCTAGTAACGAATTGTTACAAATTGTTACAGTATATGCTCACAACACCTGTCTAGCATTACATCTCTAGCAAACCACCATTTCAAATTGGCAATGTGGCCTACTTCTTCTAACATGTCTTGCGTTACGACATATTCATAGTCGTCACCAAAGCGAGCCTCTAGGCCGTACATGTCACCAGCTAGGGCAAAGCTATCATATCCCGTCACTTGCACCAGTGCATCAAACACTGCCATCGCTTCCGTGTCGTCAATATAATCATCAATATCTGCGCAATACTTTTGCATGCTTGTTTTCCTTTTCGTGTTCGTGTTGTCTAGTATTATTAATAGTATATATTAATTATAATTAATACTATCAAAAGTAATAGGTTTATATTCTGCACCCTTCAAAAAAATTTGAATGATTCTAGCATGTTTTTTTTAATCCGTCAACCAATAACGAACCCCGTTGAATCTTTTTTTGCATCACCTTTAGCATATAATGCGACTACATGGCGAGGCTTATCGAGAAACCGCAAGTCGTCTTTGTCCCCGTCTAGCACCATGCTTTGCATGAATTGGCTAGGCATGTTTTCCTTATGTCTAAACACAACGGCCACATTTGCGCCAGTGTCTTTGTGCGCTTGCATAACGCTTGCCGCATATTCAGGGTTAGCTTCGCTATAGGATAAGGTTAGGTGATAATTGCTCGGCAATTTTTTATAAACTCGTTTGACAATCTTTGTATAGTCATAAAATTGGATCGCTGGGAACTCGCCTGCAAAATCAATATGATTTTCAAACATGATGTCGCTTGTCCCGTTCAGTCTTACGACAGGCTGAATGCCCCGCTTTACACAATAGCGTTCAAATTTGATTAGGTCATTGCGTAGTTGCGCAAGGAATAGGTTTCGATTGTCTCGCCATAACATTGTCTTGCGCAATCTGCCTTGCATTACATTTGACATGCGTCCCCGTCCTGCCGTGTATAGGCAAGCGGTTTTGCATCCTGCAAGTTCTGCCATGGCGCATACGTTAATGCCTGCTAGATTGTCTGCAGGTGCAAGGTATAGAATAGCGGTTAGGTATTCTGACCCGTCACCTTTAACAGTCTTGGCATTGTTGCCGACCGATATTAATTTATAATTTGACATAGCATAAATTCCTTTTCTATTAGTCAAAGTTATGTGCAAGTTATGGCATGAATAAGAGAGTAAGTAACCTATCTTTTATGTTAGGTTTTTTATATTTTTTTTCTCATTGTGCACTTCATGTTGTGCCTATTTTTTAATCATATTTTTGTTTCATATAGCATGAATAATGCCTAAATAATAGGCAGGGAGTATGTTCACCTTTTGTTCTTGCTATGTTGTTGAATTTGCTAGGTTTTCTTTATGTTCTTGTTATGTTCTTGCTTTGTTCTGATAGGCTTAAATGATACACCTTAAGCGCATGACTGCTCAAAAATTAGGCATGTTCCCTATTTGTTCCCGTTTTGTTCCCCATATGTTGCGTGCGTGTTGCCTAAAATAATATATACACAATAAACCATAAGAAAAAGATTGCGTTCGTGTTGCCTAAAATAATATATACACAATAAACACAAGAAAAAAATTGTTGCGTGCGTGTTGCCTAAAATATATATACCAGCCTAAAAAAAAATAAAAAGAAAGTGACCTAGTATTTCTACTAGGTCACCCTCTGTTATACTACCTTTTTGATTAGTCCATCTTCCATTGTCACCTTGGCAAAGAACTCTCGGCCTATCCCAGTGATATGCGGTCGATTGACGACCACCAAATCACCGTCTGAGCGATATTCCTCACCAAACATGCTAGTCTCTAAAAACTTAAGCCGCTGGCCTATGCTTTCCTTGAGTGTTTTCTTGGATGGATAAACTGCAATCAATGTCATAATGTTTCCTTTTCTAAAAAATAAAAAGGCAGGTTAACCCTGCTCTTATTATTGGGTGACACATAGCAGGTATTAGCCTGCAATATCCCAGAATATGCGGTGGGGATTTTTACGCTCGATATAAACCGAACGCTTCCCTAGGTGATACCCGTTAGTCGTATCGCCTCTTGTCACGCCCATAAAGCCGTTGAAGAATTGTGTTCCCTCAACAAGGCTCAGATAGCGTCCGTCTTTATTGCGGGTGACACAATAACCGTATCGGCCTTGTGTCGCTATCTTTTTCAATATACGGGCGTTACCGCTTTTTCTATTCCGTACAATGCCCTGCGCCGCAGTCTTGCCAGCCTTAGCATCGAAGCGATAACCGTTAGACGGCTTATCTTTCCCATGTTCATAAAGCGGCTTGAACTTTACGGTATCCATCTTAGCCATTGTCTTAGGCAGACGATAAGCGCCAAGATAAATTGCACGGCAGGTGGAATAAAAGTTTTTGATAGATTGAAACATTGTTTCATTCCTTTCATAGGTTAGGTTTACATTTTCAAACAGCTGGGGCTTGCGCCCTTCTTATGATTAGATACTCTCAGAATTCGACCAGAGTGTCACCTATCATTTTTGATAGGTATTCTGCCCCTAGACATGCCATATGAAATCGTGGTATAATTCGCCCTTTTTTAGAATTATTCTAAACTACCTCCGACCTTACCCCCCCACCCAAAAAAAATTTTTTCGTGTGTATGTATATATAGTGCCTGACACATACTGACCAAAAAAAGGAACTTTATCATATTCCAAAATTCTGGGAAGTAATTGCCTATTTTTTGTGCAGGAATTAGTAGGTCAAAATAAAAATGAAATAGAGGTGGTTCTATTAGTAGAAAAAAATAAGAGGGTATGTCATAAAAATAAAACCCAGGCGGGGCAGCCTAGGTTGTATGTAGTATGTATAAGTATTTTGTGTTGTATATAATATTATTATAAAGTATAATTACATTAATGGTAGGAAGTAATAGTAATAATAATAATAATTAACTGGGGCGGTGCTATCGAGGTTCTATATATCTCCCTCCAACTTTAAAGTAAAGTTAGTATAGCATGGATTTTCCAAACATACAATACTCATACACATCACGAAATGTTACAATATGATACAAGAACAAGTAGAAGACTTTAAAAACTATATAGGCTTTGACGAGGCACTGGGTAATTATATTACTGCCAAAGCTAAGGAAGACTTTCTAACATATGTGAGGAAGTTTGCTCCTACTCTTGTGTCTGACTTTCACATGGGTAGACACATAGAGTTACTGTGTGACAGGCTGCAGAAGGTAGCCGATGGTGAGATTAAAAGGCTTATGGTGTTTCTACCACCACGTAGTTCTAAGAGTCTGGTAACGAGTAAGCTCTTTCCTGCGTGGTATATAGGGCGTAACCCTAACCATGAAATTATGTCTGTGTCCCACAGTGACCAGCTGGCTAGTGACTTTGGTCGTAGCGTAAGGGACTTGGTAAACACAGAAGACTTTCAGCGTGTGTTCAAGGGCGTGTCCCTTCGGTCAGATGTTAAGGCTGCAGGTAAGTGGAAGACGAACCACAATGGCTCATACTATGCTGCAGGTGTTAGGTCACAGATTGCAGGTCGTGGTGCGCACCTAGCCTTGCTGGACGATGTAATGTCAGAGGAGGATAGCTTTAGTGAAGCAGGGCGTAGGTATATTAAAGAATGGTGGCCTTCTGGTCTACGTACTCGTCTTATGCCTAATGGGGCTATTATCATTATTAATACTCGTTATCACTTTGATGACCTGTGTGGCTGGCTGCTAAAGCAGGAGAACGAAC